GGATTTAGACCTAGACCTTTCATAAATGAAGCATATGCAAGAGGTATAAGATGGATAGATGAAAATATAGGTGAGTTCAATACAGATTTAATTAACAGAGATGTTGAAATGATATTCTCACAAAATGGAGCAACAGTAAACTAGATGGCAATAACAGTAACACAAGACCCTACGTTTTTTAATGTAACCAAGAATCCGGTTGTATTCGTGGTAAGTGGTTCAACATCTACATTACCACAATATCAATTTGTTGTTGATGTAAGAACTGCACCAGATAATACATTAAGAAGTAGAGTAATACAATATCCTAATCCAGAAGGAGTAGCGGTGTTTGATGTATCACATATTATGGGTGATTATATTACACATGATGCTACTAACTTTAGAAATACAGGTATAGTAGATACATTCGGTTCAGAGTTTAAATACTTTAATGTCTATGCTGGAGAACAGTATGGAACATCAGCTTCATCATCAGTAACACTTTACGATGGTTTAGGAAGTCCTGGTGTACCTGCAGTAACAGGTCCAAGTACAGTTGGTGGTAATTACGCTGCATGGGGAGGAAGATTAGATTATACAACAGGAGATACAACTAGTGGTAATGGTGGTTGGAACTTTGGTGATTACTTTGGAACAACTAATGTTAATCGTATTCTAACATCACATCGTTCAACTACTACATCCGCTGCAAGAAGTAATGCTAAGATGGGTCCTAATGATTATGCATTAATGTCTATTTTAGATAGTAACTCAAATTTAGTAAATTCAAATACCAATGTTGTTTTATATGATTCAAATAATTCTGTTATAGGAAGTACAACAATCGGTAATGCACAAGCAGGTATATATGCAAACTATGTACCAATTGGTCCAAGAAACTTAGTAGATGCTGGTAATTTTACTCAATCACAAATTGATAATACTTCTTGGTATTATGTAACTAACTTAGGTGATACTACTAACTTGTTTAAAACATTTACAATGGATAAGTGTCAAAACAACTTTGAAAGAAGAAACTTTTTGTTTGTAAACAAATGGGGATTCTATGAAAATTGGGGTTGTAACTTACCACTTAAACAAAATACTAGTGTATCAAGAGATGAGTATAGAAAATCAGTAATACCTTATTCTAATACAACTGCAGTAAATGATTTTTCTCGTAGAGGATTTGATTATTATAATTCATCCTTAAATGATACTTTTGAATTCAGTTCTCCTTATGTGACAAACGATGAAGCAAAGGTTATATCTGAGTTAATAGAATCAGAAGAAGTTTACTTACAAGTAAATAATTTAGATATGGGTCTAGGAACTACAATACCTACAACCTTTATACCAGTTCAAATAACTAATTCATCATACCAACACAAAACAAATAAATTACAGAAAATATTCAAATACGATATTCAGTATAAATTAGCTAACCAAAGACCTATTTAAAGATGTTTAGTAGTATTATAGTAAGAGTAGTATATGAGGGTACAACTTACGATTTAGATATCGAAAGCGATATCCCTATTCGATTAGATGTCTCTGCTATAGAAAATACACAGATTGGTGAAATATTTGGTATTGGTTCTCAAATATTTGATATACCTGGTACTTCAACTAACAATCAGTTCTTTAGACACGCTTATAACATCGGAGCAGAAGATGTACCGGCGTTTAGTAATACAATTGATGGATATATTATTTCTAATGGAGAAAGTATCTTAAAAGGACAGTTTCAACTTATAGAGATAATCAAAGATGAACAAGGATATGTAGTTTATAAGTGTCAGTTAACTGATGAAACAATTCAGTTTAAAGATGCAATACAAAATAAACTTATTACCAATGGAGATTGGGGTGAGTACGAACATACACTTAACGTAGCAAACATTACAGGTTCTTGGCAAAATCAATTGTTAGATGGTAAAGTTTATTATCCTGTTGTTGATTATGGATATGATGACCCGGAATCACAAGGTAACTATCCTTTATTTTCATTTGGAGAACCTGACCCTAGTAATAGTGGTAATATAGTAGGTAACTTCTTTAACAATTCATCAACACCTATACAACCTCAACAGTTTTTACCTTCAGTTAGAGCAAAAGATACTCTTGAAGTTATTTGTGCACAGGCTGGATTTAGTGCTAGTGGTGATTTTATCAATAGTGGTTATTTCTCTAATTTATTTCTTTTACCTAAAGCAAAAGAAGGGATTGGTATTGTAATAACTGGTTCAGAAGAAGCTACTGCATTTGCACAGAACAGTTATAATCAAATAATCCCCTCACACCCAAGTGGTTCAGGGTTTACTACTTTAAAACCACTTGCTGCAGATAATATCCTAAGTGACCCACAAAACAAAATGGAGACAAGTGGTTCTCAAGGATATATACAATATAATGCAACAGGTATTGGTGCGTATGAAGCATCAACAGGTATTGGATTTTTTAATCCAGTTTCGTTTAGTAGTGCAGCAGTAAAAGTAGAATTACAGTTAATGAGAGGTACTTTTCCTTTTAGTGGTACAGTAATTGCTCAGGAAGAAATTGAGTTAAGTTCTCAAAATGGATTTAATACTTTTCAATTAAATGCAGGTGGTGGTTGGACTAGTACAAGTCAACAAGATGTTTGGGCAAACGTACGTTACACACACGTTAGTGGTCCTACTCCTTCTGATTTAAATCTTATAGGAATTAATTCTAATTTAAGAATAAGTGTAGCACCAGAAACTTATAATGAAGCAACTGTTGATATGTCCAAACAATGGCCAGCGGATTTAAAATCAATTGATATTTTACAAGGATTGATACAACAATTTAATTTAGTTGTCTATCCTTCTCCTACACAAGATAAAACAATTCTGTTTGAACAGTTTGATGAATGGATTAAAAAAGGTAGATTAAAAGATTGGACTGATAAATGGGATACTGCAGTAAGAGTTGGAATAAAACATACTATTGATGAAGAACCACAAGAAATCATATTAGGTAATATGGATGATTCAGATAGGTTCTCAGTAGAAGCAAAGGAATCAGACCCATTCTATCAATATGGTACTTTAAGAGTTCTAGCAGATAATAATATATCACAAGGTTCTAAATCTATAAAGAATGCATTTGGACCAACAATACTTGGAGGACCGTTTGTTAGTGGTTCATTAACTCAAGAAGGTGTACCAACTTATAATATTGATTTAGCTTCTTCATTTGCTTATCCACACTTATATAAGTTTGAGAACAATCAAATTAAATCTTTTAAATTTAGAACAAGAATAGGATTTAAATCTAACAATACATTTCCAAGTGGAAGTGATAAGTACAGATTAGCAATAGGTAACAATAATCAAGATAGAATAATCGTAACAGATTCATATGGAACTTTATCAAATGTAAATGGTTTACCTGCAAGAGATGGTGATGCTGATTTACATTTTAACAACACTTACTTTAAGTTTGCAGGACCTGGTCTTAACTTACAAAATAGTACTTCTAACTTTGATACCTATTGGAAAACTTATATTGATTCTCTTTATTGGAACGATAGTAGAAAAGTAACCTTAGATGTTTTGTTTTCACCTGAAGAATATAAGGATATAGAATTAAATGATATTATCTTTATTAAAGACCAAAGATATAGAATAAATAAAATAAGTGGATATAACTTAACTTCTACCGATGTAGCAACAGTTGAGTTAATTCGTTTATACCCAGCTTACTCTGGTCAAGTTAAATGTGATTTCGATTATACATTAGAAGAAAGTGATGGTTCATTTAGATTTGAAGCAATTCAAGGTTTACCTGCTCCAACTCCTACACCAACTGTGGAACCAACACCTACTGCAACACCAGTACCTAGTGCAACTCCAACTCCTACACCTACAACATTCCCAATTGATACAAACAATTGTTTAACTTATAATTTTGTTAACAATTCAAATAGTAATCAAGCATATGATTATGTAGAATGTGGTACACAAAATATTGTATTTGCTACAGCTAATAACAATACTAGTTTCTCTCATTGTATTGTAAGTGGTTCTGTTAGTAATATTAGACCTCTTGATTTATCAAGATTCGAAGAAGGAACATCTGTTGCATTATCAGGTGATTCTCAATTTACTGTTACTACTGGTTCTTCTTGTAGTCCAGTGTGTACTAACTATGAAATTTTTAATTTAGATAATCCACCTGGAATTGATTTATATTACAACTATACTGAATGTGGAACTGGATATCAACTTATTGGTGGACCTGTTGCTGCAGGTACAACTGAATTCCAATGTTCAGTTGTAGACCCAACATGGAATAGTGGAGCTGGTGGACAATTAGGATTTGGTTTACAACCAAGAGGAGCATGTCCTACACCAACACCTGCACCACCTACACCTACTCCAAGTAGTACTCCAACAAGTACTCCTACACCAACTGTTAGTCCAACGCAGACTCCAACTCCTACTGCTCAAGGATTCTCAACACGAACAATTCAAGGATTGTATAATGTTGGAAGTTATGGTCCATGTACACAAGGTAAATTCCAAGGACCTCTTTATATTAACTCTAATGTAAGTTATGTACAAATTGGTGATGTTCTTTATACAGATATTAATTTAACAAATAAATTATCTGGTATGACTCACTTCTTGGAAACTGATACACAGTTAATGTGGGAAGTACAAGCAAGTAGTACTAATGTTGGTGAAGTGTTATCAAACTTCCCACCTTGTCCTACTCCAGTACCTTCTCCAACACCTACTGCAACACTTGAACCATTTGTAACATCATCATATGCATTTACAAATTCAGTATCTAATCTTTGTAATGAAATTAATCAAGGATTTACTAGAGGTACATATGGTATTACAACAATAGGTAAGACACTATACTTGGATAATGGTACAACTAAAGCAACAGGTTGGAATTACTTTAGAGATGAGGTTACAGGAAATATTTGGTATCTTGCATCTCAAACAGATGGAGTTATAACTTCATTATATGGTAATACAACTTGTCCTACACCAACTCCTTCTCCTACACCAACTCCTACACCAGAAGTTATTAGTTTAGGTGGAGTAAGTGGTTCTGATTTCGACCAAGATGGATTCGCAGGTTTATGTGAGAATACTACTGCACCAGATAATTTAGTAACAGGTTCTGCTTGGTTAGTTAAAAATAGTAATAATACTTCATTCATGTACAAAGATGCTGGGTTAACTCAACCTTGGTATGGAGTAGTTTGGATGTTAGATTCAAATAACAAAGGATATTACTTCTCATCAGAGAACCAAAATGCTAAAGTAAATGAATTTTATGATGCACCAGTTTGTCAATCAGGTTCGGCGATTGATGTAAGAGTTAAGTTTAATGCAACGTTTACTGATTTCTGTGCTGGAACTACTAATTCTTCTTATGATAAAACTGTATATATCACTGCAAGTAGAAATTATATAGAAGATTACGATTACATATATGAGAATCAATCTTGTACTGAATTGTATAATGACCCATATAAAGTTATTCAAGAAGATTCTAATGGTAATGTTTGGAATGTTTACGACCCATTATACAACTCACCTCCATCAGGTACTCGTAATTATGGTCAAGTATTCCCACACGTACCATCACAGTGTCCTCCGATTCCAACAAGTACACCTACACCTACAGCTACTCCGAGCTTTAATACGTTCACAGCAGCATTTACAAATCAAGTAAATGATTTATGTAATGAAACTAACCAAGGGTTTACTCGTGGAACTTATGGACCGGCTGCAGTTGGTAAAACAGTTTACTGGTCTGATGGTGGTACTAAAGCAACTGGTTGGAATTATATTAGAAACGAAACAACTGGTGAGGTATGGTATTTAGCTAGTAAAACAAATGGTATAATTACATCATTGTATAATACAGTAGTTTGTCCTACTCCAACACCTACACCTACTGCAACAAGTACACCTACCCCTACTCCTACTGGAACACCAGGTCCTAGTCCAACTCCTACACCAAGTAGTACACCTACTCCAACTCCAACTCCTACATCAACTGATAGATGGATAAGAATAGAAGGAGAATTATGTACTCAAGTTGGAAGTGGTAATGTACAAATTTATAACTGGTATGGTACACCAAGTAACTTTACCTCTGAGTTATTCTATGATGCTAATTCTGGTTGGTGTATGGATGCATATTACTTCGCAGAAGGTAGAGATGAAAGTAAGGATGATTTAGATTGTTCAAGTAGATTCGAATATTATGAAACTTGTTCAGATTGTCAAAGTGGAATAAATGAAGTAACTTGTACTTAAATATAGAGATATGGCATTAGATTTTTACCAAATAGCGTTAACTGAGTTCGGAGGAGATTCCGGTCCATACTATACTGTAGCGTATTCAACAGATTGTAATACCTACACTACTGTTTCTACGCCTGTATTTTTACCTCAATCTGGTTCTGTTGCAACAACTCAATTAGATGAAAATACAACGTGTGTAAAATTAACTTCTACTGGTAACTTTACTAATGAGGTAATATCAGGTTCTGCAATACCTACACCTACACCTCTTCCTTTATCATATAAAGTAACTCTAACAGAGAAAAACAACTCAGGTGATACCTACAATGTAAGACAAGTTCTAGCAGGTGAAACAAGGTTTGATGCATTAACTTCTGTTAATTTATCATCAGAAGGAGATACTGCAATGATTTTCCCATCAGCATCTGTTGCTGGAATTTTATTACAATCAGTAGGAGTTTGTACAAATGAAGTAGTTAAAAATATTAGTGGTTCTATACC